GAAACCAAAAAGTTTTATTTATCGGCCGTGTTACGAAGAGAAAAAGACTTGTCTCACGAACCACGGATCAAACTATCGACTATTCATGGCGCTAAAGGTGGGGAGGCTGATAACGTCATGCTATTAACAGATCTTTCTAAGAAAGCAGACGAATCTTATTGGAAAGATAAGGACGACGAACGTAGAGTATTCTATGTGGGAGTTACACGAGCAAAAGAAAATTTACATATTGTTCGATCTAATTCTAACAGAGAGTTCTCTGAATTATTTCAAAGGAGCCAGTAATGCCAGTACAAATACCTTTTTTTCAGCCACCCAGTGAATGGTTACCACCAGAAGACTTTCCCGATTTATCCCAAGCAAAAGAGATTGCAATTGATTTAGAAACATGTGATCCTCATATCAAGGAACTGGGGCCCGGTTGGGCAACAGGTAAAGGATACGTGATAGGAGTTGCTATCGCTATTGAGGGTTGGCAAGCTTACTATCCGATACGCCATGACGGCGGAGGAAATGTTGACGAAAAAGTCTTTAAAAAATGGTTTAAAGAAGTCTTACAAACACCGGCGGATAAAATATTTCACAATGCCATGTACGACGTGGGTTGGATTGTCTGTGGGTTGGATTTACAAATCAACGGTCGTATTATTGATACTCTCATTGCTGCACCTCTTATCGATGAAAACAGGTTCCGATATTCCCTCAACGAACTCGCGAGAGACTACTTGGGAGAGAGTAAGTCCGAAGCCTTATTATACGAAGCGGCAAAAGAATGGGGTGTCGATGCCAAAGGTGAAATGTATCGTTTACCACCCATGCATGTGGGTCCATACGCGGAACAAGACGCGGCAGTCACACTCAAACTTTGGAATTGTTTAAAGATAAAATTAATTCAACAAGAATTAACTCACATATTTGATCTCGAAACACGGTTGTTTCCTGTCTTATATGAGATGAAAAAGAAAGGTGTGAGAGTTGATGTCGACAAAGCAGAAAAAGTCAAAGGTGAACTTCATCGAAAAGAGAAGGAGATATTACGCCAAATTCAAAGAGATACAGGAGTTGAAGTCAGTGTATGGGAAGCTCGATCCATTGCAAAAGCTTTCGATGCTCAAGGTATTACTTATCCTAAAACACCGAAGTCTGATGAACCTTCATTCGTCAAACATTTCTTATCGACTCACCCATCACCTTTGGCACGGTTGGTCAATGAAGCGAGGGAAATAAACAAAGCACGAACGACGTTTATTGATACAATTTTAAAACACGAACATAACGGCAGGATACATGCAGAGATCCATCAAATGCGAGGTGAGAGCGGGGGTACAGTTACTGGGCGTTTTAGTTACAGTAGCCCAAATCTCCAACAAGTCCCAGCGCGCAATAAGATACTGGGTCCATTGATTAGAAGTTTGTTCATTCCCGAGGACGGATGTCGTTGGAGCACTTTCGATTATTCTCAACAGGAACCTAGGATACTCGTTCATTATGCAAAGCTTACCATGGGCGGTCTAAAAGGAGCCGACGAAGTAATACAAGCATACGAAGATACCGACGCCGACTTCCACCAAGTTGTTGCCGACATGGCGGGGATTGATCGTAAACAGGCGAAGACAATAAATTTAGGTATGATGTATGGCATGGGTAAGGGAAAGCTAAGTAGCGAACTCGGTCTCGATATTGATGATACTGCAACATTGTTCGAGGAGTATCACTCTCGCGTTCCATTTGTCAAACAGTTAATTGATCAAGCCTCCAAAAAAGCAGGCGACGTTGGAACCTTAAGAACTTTACTCGGTCGTGTTTGTCGATTTGATACATGGGAACCGACGCAGTGGGGTATTCATAAGCCTCTTCCTAAAGCGGAAGCGGAAAGAGAATATGGTAAAGACATCAAACGTGCCTATACCTACAAAGCATTAAACCGATTAATTCAAGGCAGTGCCGCAGATCAAACAAAGAAGGCAATGGTGGATTTATATGAAGCAGGATACCTTGCTCACATCCAAGTTCACGACGAGCTAGATTTAAGTTTGTCAAGCGAAAAAGAGATGAAAGAAGTAAAAAATTTAATGGAAAACTGTGTTGAACTTAAGGTAAAATCGAAGGTTGACGTTGAGGTTGGCCCTAGTTGGGGCGAGATAAAAGAATTGAAGTTGAAGGATGAGTAGTATATAAGGGTTGTTATGGGAAATTTGTTAAACAAAATAAAAACTTTTGGTGGTCGATTACTTTATGATGATGACATAATTGAACAGGCTGAGAACATCATCGGAAAATCAAAAGAAGATATGACTGATGAGCAGTATAAAAAATTTCAAAATCTTTTACCCAAATTAAAAAAAGAACAAGAAAAGTATGAAGAAGAAGGTATCGATATTTCAAAAGGTTCGACAGGCGGTGCCGTTGACAAAAAAAGAAAAGGCAATAAAATTGTTGCAAAAAGTAAAATAAAAAAGAAAATTAAATATGCCGGACGTATCGCGAAACGCGGATATGGCAAAGCAAGAAAATAACAAGGAGTATATTATGGAACGAATACATGATTTAGAAAAGGCACTGGAGTCTCTGCAAGCAACATATCAAATCGCATTGAAAAAAATTGAAGAACTATGTGATGATAAACAAGAGATGAGACAAGAAATTTTTAAACTAAAGGGGATGTACGAACAATCTGCTAAATAGTGATTATCGATCTTGAGAAAGAAAAAAGAAAGCGTTACTACCCCGAAGAAGAGGGCTTTTACGAATACGTGGAGATCATTGTTCCTATTAGGAAGGATGAGGAAGAAAGACGGTATTTGGGTACAGACTGTACGTTCATTACTAACAGTGATTTCTTTTATGAGCAGATGATGGATCGTGAAGTCAAAATAAAGTTTTCTCGAGACATGAAAACGTATTTTGAAGGTTGGGAAGAAGAACTAACAGAAGTGGAGAACGGTGCTGATTTAATTATCAATCACGTAAATGGAATAGAAGAATAATGGAACTTACTTATCATAAAATCCCCGGGTGGTTTAATTACATAGATTCCTATGCTCAGTTAGCGAGTAACTTACCCGATGGATCTAAGATCGTGGAAATCGGGTCCTTCATGGGTCGATCCACCAGTTTCTTGGCTACCTCTTTTTGGAACGCAAACAAGGAAAAGGTAAAAATATATTGTATTGATACATGGGAAGGGAGCGGAAAAGAACACGCTCATATCGATTTATCAAGAATGTATGAAACCTTTCGTGAGAACTTATTATTTTTTATTGGTCGTGAAATGGTCATTCCTTTGCAGGGACGGAGCGACAATCAAGCTTTCTTAGATCGTTTTGAAGACGGTTCGCTCGATGCTGTGTGTGTCGACGGTGCTCATACGTATGATGAAGTATGCGATGATATCAAGAACTGGTGGCCCAAGTTAAAACCCGACGGTGTAATGATTGGTGATGATTATAATTGGAAAAGTGTTAACCAAGCCGTTAATGATACGTTTAAAGAAATGAAAATTTCTAACGAGATATGGATGAATCAGAGCACAGAATACACGTGGTATGTTTCAAAAAACGGCAATGCCGAACCTTATAAAAAGGCAATCCCTAAATAGTACCTTTACTTGTACAGAACCCCGATAAAAAAACATTAGGATCAACATTTCTTTTTTTATAGTCGTCCACAAAGTAAAGGCATTCACGAACCGAATTAAAACTTTGTTCCGTAGGTACAACAATACAAGAATCTTTTAACGCTAAGCTTACATCTTGAATACATACGATCATGATCAGAAGTATTTTCATGCTAAAAATTGTATCTTATTTAGTTGCAAAAGTATTAATAATTTTATAGGATAATCCCATGAATACCGAAAAATATAAGTCGGTTGCAGTCCGAATAGAAAGTTATAAAAAAGCTGCCCCAATGGCCAAAGAACGTTACATGTCCATGGGATCGTTTATTCGTTATCTAATTGATAGTGAATACGAGAGATTAAACGGCGTTACGCCCAAACCAAACGGAGTCCATCATGAATCCACAGTTGAAGAAAGCCATTAGTGATTTAATCACTTACGCACGATACGACATCGGCGAAAATTTAGAAGACTCAATCAAAGTCATCGAATCATGGCTCACGGAACACAAGGTTGAGATTAGTGAACATGATCCTAAGTTTTTTGTTGATATAAAAGAAAACCAGTTTTAACAGTTTGGATAGCTCACTCCTTACTTTATCCCTCTAAAACAATGGCATCGTTGTTCGAGCTATCCCAAGCCCTGTATCCTTTCCTCCGCAATATAATTATGGGGCGAGTCAATACTGAGCGACGATGCCACTACTAGAACCTAGACAAAAGTTTGGACGAAAAGTAGAGAGGATGATTACGCAGTATTTGGAAGATTTAGATCCGAACTATGTGGTTTATACAAACTCCACGGAACTCGGACCTATTGATTTAGTAGTCGTGAATCTCGAATCGGGTAATTCGGTTTATGTGGATTGTAAAGGAACCAAAAGTAAAGGTGTAAGACGTCATGTTCCCCCTAAAATCACCAACAGACATAAGTGGAAACACTTAGATCGGTGGTTTATCTTGATGAATGAACGTGGTGAAGTTCACATTCGCAGTCGAAAATACCTAAAAAACCCCGATCGAGTAATACAGGAATTTAAAAACGCGCTAAAATAAGTTATATTGTGCGCATGGTAGCGCTTAATGTTCTTCGTGGTTTAGCCTCTTTAGTCCCCGGATTAGGGGGAGCCGCTTATGTTGGCTCACAAAAACCCGAGGGTATTGAAGAAGTTTTTAAGGCCGTGACTGGGACTGCGGGAATATCTCGAGCGTCAGAAAGTTTAACCAAAGAGATTAATGTAAAGAAAGTTGCTGATCGATTAAAGGCGGCGGGGGTTGATCCCGAGACCGCGGATAAAATTGCTCAAGGTGCAATTGGTCAGTTTGGTGATGCAGTGATCGGGGACGACGAAGCAAGCACCATTGCTCAAGACATTGGAAGAGGTTTAGAAGGTGGCAAGCCTAGTGGTAGTGCTATGATTGACGTCGAAGGTATTATGTCTTTAAAAGATAAAGAATCGGGAAAAATAATTCAGTTCAAAAAACCAGATAAAGATGATGAAGAAGATCCGAAGAATACTCCCGATCCAGATAATTTACCAGACATGATAAATTTGGATGAGGAACGAGAAAAAGAAAAAAATAAAGTTTCTCTTTTTGCAGACACTTACGATGGAAAGTTAATGGAGTCTGTCTTTAGATATGTAGTCAAGGCAGGAATTTATGATACACGAGAAGCAATGTTAGGTGTTATGAACACACCTATGGAACAGTTAGAAGATGTTTTAAAAAAAGCAGATCCCTACTATCTAAAACCCGATAATATCATGACCTTAGATGAGTTACAAAAAATCTATGATCGTGACACAAACGAAAAAATTATTAAAGATTAATTCTCTTGCGACTTAATTAAGTAATTCAAATACCATTGCGCTTTCTTGAGGTCTTCAATGCCATTCTTTTTTCGCCACCGTGAAATATACTTGACCACATTGCCTTCAAAGTAATCTAATTGATATTCACGGATAAAGTCCGCGACTTCTATCTTACCGCGGTAGTAATTCGGATTAATCTTGTCCTTCATCACTTACTTCTAGATTCTTTCGAGGATAATATACTTCATGAAGAGCATCGCAGTTTGGACAATGCAACACGGACAAAATGCCATACTCTTCATTTTCGTCTTCTTCTAAATCGAAATCATTTCCCCAAATAATTTCTTCATTGCAGTGATAACATTTCATCCGCCGTTTTCCCACATCTCATGACGATCATCGGGATTACGATCCTGTTCGATGCCTTTCTTTTTGTTGGACTCGATCCACGCTTGTTCATTGCGCCAAACGTAGTGATACTGCTCACCATATTTTTTGATAAACTCAATTTCTTTCATGGTTTGAGCATCTTCTTCCATTTCCATAAAGTACGCTTTAACTTTTCCCATTAGGCACTCTTCCTTTCAAAGTGATAGGTACGAGGATATCTTCCTTGCGATAAAAAATATTTATACGCTTTTCCGAGTCCCCGTCTGACGGCTTCCGTTGATTGATCATGCGCCATTCTTTTTTCGTATGTATCTCTCAAGCCGTCGTCTTTGTATTGATGTAAAATCATACTGAGATATTGAAGTGATTTATAATTCAATTTAATCTCGTATTGTCTTCCATTTCTTCCGTATCGATTATGACTCATCTTTCTTTCCTTTCCGATAATTCGATTGCTGATTGTAACATGACTTCTTGCATGTTCGTAAAGTAATTTTTACCCATTAACTTTTCTGCTAAGAGTCGGGCCCGACGACGCTTGTCCTTTTCGATTGTATATCGCACCGACGAACCACGGCCGTCTTGGTATTCATAGATTGGTTTTCTTTTCTTCATCCTTCTTCTCCCATTTCTCCATTATCATTTCCCCTGTTGAGTCATCGAGATAAATAATCCAATCTTTAAACTCAATGTAACAACACTCGTCTGTTCTAATATCTATTTTCATTTCATGATCCTTTCTTAATGGGATTTTAACATACCTGTCGTGCGAAATCAACAATGGAACGCGGACCATGGACCTTGTAAAACTGTCGCACAAGGAGAATAACAATGTTTAATTTAACCAAACGATCCATGGACCATTTCTTAAACTTCTTTAAATCAAAAGAAGACAAGGATGAGGAAATCAAAGATTTCTGTCAAGCTGAATACAAGAAGGATTGGTACGCCGCGTATATGACTTTCAAACAAGAAGGTCAATTTCCTAATTTCATCAGAAGAACTCTGTAATTACGGGGTATAAAGACACTAGGGAGTATGAAAATACCCCCTAGAAATGTCTTAAAACGGGTTTTTTGACGTTTATTTTACTGGATCAACAATGTTTTCCAGTTGAGTTACTAAGTTTTGAATGTGCTCAATATCCTCTTGGGTGATGTCTTCCAGATCATCCAGAAGACATGCCACCGAGATACT